TAAATAAATAAAAAGGGGAGTGATTAGCTCCCCTTTATTATTATGCATTAGATGCTTCTTTTATAGCCTTTTTAGCTCGATTAATAGATTTAAAACTACCTAAGTATATTCTAGTACCATTAATAGTAGGACGTGCCATATAAGTCACGTTATTAGGGTTATTATTAGAAATATAAATTCCTTTAGGAAGTTTTTCTCCTGTACTTGTAACACGCTTACCTTTAACAGTTTTAGTAGTTACACATTTAACTTTACCTTTTGTTGTTTTAGTCTTTCCTTTCATTCTTATCTGATTAAAATTTATTAATATTTTATTTAAATTGTTATTAAATTACCATTATTACTAGGTCCTTTATCAAACTCTCCATCTGTTACTACACTACCATTACTAAAAATAGTAGGTAGAGTTCCTAGTTGTCTAATACCTGAATTTAAATTATCTTCATTATCATGAATATGTCCAAAACAAACTAACTTAGGTTTAATTTGAAATATTCTTTTTAATAAAGCACTGCATCCACAATACTCTAATAACCACTTATTATCTATTTTATGATAAGCTAAGTCCATAATCCCTTTAGGAGGACCATGAGTTATTATAATATCAGTATCATCAGGTATAGTAGCCCACAAATCATGTAATTTTTCACGCTTCTTATTGTAAGCCCAACCTATTCCATAACTAGGAGTATATGGACTACCCCATATCTTTAATCCTTCTATTTCAATTGAACTATTTTCTAAATAAGTAATTCCTACTGATTCAAAATTATCTTTTGTTAAATATTCAGCTTCAATAGAAGTGTCATGATTACCTGCTACAAATATTTTATATTTCATAGGAAGATTTACAAACCAAGTTATAAAATCTCTTATTTGCATTTCATTAATAGAAGGTTCTCTAGGATTACTACAATCACCACTAAATATTACAATATCACAATCTTCAGGAGGATTAAGATATTTATGTTTAGTATGTGTATCGCTAATGTGCCAAATTTTCATTTTGTTTAATTTTGTGTTGTTTAAGAGCTTCTTCTAGTAATGTGATAGGTAATACAACTACACCATATTCACCATCAGAAGTATCAAAAGTAACATTATCATCTACTAGTTTTAGTAGTCCAAATCTACCATAATTTACTTCTTGTTCATATACTATTGTTTCTATCATACCTTTAATTATTTTCCATATTCATAATCTAGTATTTGACCTACTAAATCAGATCTATGGTTTTCTTTCAGTTTAATCCATTTAATATTATCTATATTCTTAGATAGTTCAATAGCATATGAAAGTCCGTTAAACTCGTCTTTAATGTCTTTTTGCTCATTATCACCGTTGATTATTATCTTACCTGTTTTTCCTAATCTAGTTAAGACAGCTAACATTTCAGCTTTAGTGGTATTTTGTGCTTCTTCAACTATTAAAATATCATCAATAGTTTTACCTCTAATAAATTGAATAGGTAATGCTTTAATCTTTTCTCCTTTAAGAAGAGTATCAACTTCTTCTTTATTAGTACAACATTTATTAATGTTATCTAAAAAAGCTTCCATATAAGGATCAAACTTTTCATTCAATTCTCCAGGTAAAAAACCTAAAGATTTACCTACTTCAATAGCAGCTCTAGTGTTCCAAATACAATTTATTTGTTTCTTTTTTAAGAAATCAAGTGCTGTTTGAGCACAGACCAGGGATTTACCTGATCCTGCTCTTCCAGTCACAATAACTATTTGGTTATCAATTATTAACTGCTTGGCTTTCTTTTGCTCATCATTTAACTGAATTGCATTAATAGCCTTAATTTCATTTTTTCTTGGTCTATTAGGTGTTTTCATAAGTTACTATTTTACTTCGCAACCAGCTGCTCCACAAGCTATTTCATCAACTAATGTGGTATTATCATCTTCTTCAATAACTTTAGTAAGGTCAATAGAATTAATATGTTTAACTAATTCTTCATACTTTTCTTTAGTTATATCTTCAAAAGGAGCTTGAATATAAGATCCTCCATCATAAGGTAGAACACTTAACCCATTAAAATAATCTCTATTATTCCACATCCATTCTCCTACAACTTCCCATTCATCAAAAGTTTTTAAAGGTGAACTAACTACTTTTACAAAAGTTTTTTCAGGTGTTAAATGATAAATACTATTTTTATCAATACTTACAGTAGCAGATATGTTATGAGTATTTTCACCAGCATTATGTCCAGGTTTAACCCAAGTTTCATTTAGAAATTTAACTTTTTCAAGTAACTCTAATGCTGTTTCTTTGTTTCTAATAGTAGCTCCTTCAGGTGCTTTAATAGGTATTTCTACTACAGCACTATTAGCAATCATCTTATAGTCTTGTATAATCTCAGGATGATTAGCACTTAGATACTCATAGATAGCTTCAGATTTATTCATTTGCATCCTTCTAATATAGTAATCATTATGCCAAGCATGGATACCTGAACTTACACCTAACACTAAACTAGTAGTACCAGATGGTTTAATACAAGTTGTTCTAGCTGCAGGATTAATACCTAAGTAATTAGCTAAGCGTTTATTAGTATTAATAACAACTTTTGTAGCTTCTTTAGGATCATACTTAAATATCTCATTAGAAGCAATACCTGTCATTCCTATACCTATTAGAGCGTCTTTCTCAGTAGTCTTCTTCCAAATAGGTCTTAGATAATGGAAGTCAGTAAATCCTGCTTGTAATGTACCAAAGAATGATGCAGCTTCTGCTCTTTGATTATAATCTTCTTGTGACTCTAAATTTGATACATTAATCTCAGATAAGTTACAGAACTGATAAGGTCTTAGTGCTATTTCACAACAAGGGTTAGTACCCCAATCTAGATTGTTAGTAAAGTAAATACCTGGTTCTCCACTATTAGAGAGCTCAATCTTTTTCCACAAGTCTAAGAAAAACTCTTTAGATATCTTATGTCTTACTAAGACAGCAGAGTTATTAGCTCTACCTCTTTGGGGATTTTCTTCCCACCAATTACCAAACTTACAGGTAAGCATAGCTTCATCATCTGCATTAAATAAGCAAATTAATGCTGCTCTACGAATACCTCCTGCTAGTACTGAATCAGCTAAGTGACATACAATATCATGTACTTCTAGTGAGGTTAATTTCTCACCATTACTCTTTCTATCAAGAATCCTCTCTATTTCAAATAGACACCTCATAAGTGGTTCAGGTCCTGGAGCTTTACCACCAGCTGTAATAAGTCTTTGTCCTTTAGGTCTAATATCACTAAAATCAAATTTAGGTTTAGTAGTTCTAAGTCCAAAATAACTAGCCATAAGATGTCTTACAGCATCAGCCCAACCTTCAATACTATCACCTACAAGATACTTTTGTTCCTTAGTAGGTTTATGTATTTCAGGTAACCTATCAACATGGTTATTCTGAACAGAATAGCCTACACCTGTACCTCCTAATAGTAAGAACATAATTTCACTAAAACTTCTATAGTCATCTATAGGTAAATAACAACAATTATAAATTCTAGCTTCATTCTTTTCAATAGCAGCACCAGAGAATTGCATAGCTCTCATACTAGGCAATACCTTTTTATCATATATAAACTTTGATTGGTAAATAATATCTTCTTTTAAAGTAGGATATTTCTTAATCATCATATTTATATACCTATCTACTACTTCACTATAAGTTTCTCTTCTTTTCAATAAAGGTATGTATTTAGCATACTTATTGAATACTACAATATCACTTAAAACTTTAATTGAGGTTTCTTTTTCTTTACTTTCTATCATATATATATTATTTAATTTCTACACTTATTTGAGTAGGGGGATACAATATATCCCCCACACTCGTCATTCCCAACTTATTCTAATAATATATAGAATAGTACTTACTGATTTTGTTTAAGAGCAGTAATTGTATCTCTTAGGATAGTGGCTCTCTCAAAATCTTGTTGTTTTATAGCTTCATTTAATTCAGCATTTTTTTGTTCAATAATTTTAGCATTATTGTCATTAGCTTTATAACCATAAGTAGTTTCTGAATAAAATCCACCACTAGGAGTTCTACCACTAATTTCTGTTACAATAAATCCATCTTTTTCATATACTTTTTTAGTCATTTCAGACTTATTAAGCTCTGATTCAATACGTTCTTCTAATGAATTAGTATTTAAAAATTTACTAAAATATTGGCTTAAATAGTTTGGCTTTGATCTGTCCATATTACTTTTTATTAGGGTTTTTAATTGAAATTGAATGATACTTACCACAATCATTACATTTATACTGTTGTGTATATCTACCAGCTGCACTAATTCGTAATTTAACTTTTCTAATATTAGTAGAGTTACATTCTACGCAATGTAGTCCATCACCTTCCATACGTACAGTTTTTGTAATTTTATTCTTTAAATAAGGATTAAGTTTTAAGAATACTTTTTCTAATAAAATAACATCATTCTTACAATATTGTACCATTTTATGTAAAGATTGTTTGTTATTTCTTAAAATAATATCATCCCACAACTCTAAACCTCCAGTTTCTATTTTACCAGCAAGACCTATAAACTTACTTATATAATCTAATTTATTAGAATTAAATAAGAATAGTTTTTTAGCTTCTTTTAAAGTATCAATAGACTGAATATAAGGAGTTAATGCTACTCCATGGTACAAACATCTAGTTCTAAACCACTTAACGTCAAATTTATCACTATTATGTCCTACCACTTCATCAGCTGAATTTAAGATCTCTGAGAACTTAAGAATCATGCTACTATCATCTCCCCTATTCCATGTTAAACATTTAACATTTTTATCACCTTCCCATTTGTAACAGATACAAATAATTGCTCTTTCTTTAATTATACTACTAGGATCTAGCTTAATATCATAACCAATCCTCCAAGATTTTACAATATTATAACTAGTTTCTATATCAAAATATAATCTTTTGATCTTATTAACTCTCTTATCAGTTACTTTCATTATTTAAATATTTATTAATAATTTCTTGAACATTAGGTTTTGGTTCATCATAATCAGCTATTAAATATTCTTTAATAATAGTTCTTTCTTCTTCATTACAACTACCATAAAGAATATTAACTTGATCAGTTTTTATACCTAATAATTCAGCTACATAGTCAGCTATTGTATATTGACTATTATTTTCCTGTGCTACCGAATCCTCCATTTCCTCTATCAGTTATAGGTAATTCATGTACTTCACTAAAATGAATAGTAGGTACAGGCATTACAATTAGTTGACCTATTTTATCTCCTACATTATAAATCTTAGGATTAGTTTTATACTTAAAACGCAGCTTTATTTCACCTACATAACCAGAATCTATTACACCTACAGCATTAGCTAAAAATAAATCTTTCTTAGATACACTACTTCTAGGATAAATAAAACCAGCATAACTTTCAGGAATTTTTATAGCAATACCAGTACCATACTCATAATACGCAGCTTCTTCAGGTGTAGCTGGTACATGTGTTACACTAACTGCTGTTAAATCTGCACCAGCATCAGTTAAATTAGCATACACAGGCATCTGAGCTTGAGGATGTAACTTTTTTAATTTTACATACACATAATTAGAATTAACGTCTTCAGCATACTTTAATGTTTCTTCTTCCATAATTTTATTCAAATATTAATTTTGTTTGGTTATTACTTTCTACAGTGTCTTTTGTAATATATACACTATTTCTATCATCAATTACAGTATTTAATAAAATACTATCTAAAGCCATCATCGCATTACAAGCCACTAAAGCTAAATGATGTACATTAGATTCATCTATATCATTCTTATCTGCATTAGTTAGATATTGATTTAAATGTCTATGTAGTGCATCTAAATACCTAGTTACAGGCATACGTTTGGAATAATTAAATTGTCCATATTTATTTAATCCAACAGTAAAACCTTTTGCTACTTCTAATAAAGCTTTTTGAGGTATACTAGTAAAACTAGGTTTACCTTTATCAAACTTTGTAGCCATATCATTAGTGTTTAAAGTGTTCATCTTTATAAATTTCAATATCTAAATTTGGTATACTCATAATTTCAGCATCTAAACTTAATGTTACATTAAGTTCATCTTCAAGCTTTTTTCTAGCTTCTTTAGTAGGGTATAAACATTCTTTAATTTTCTTATAAACTATTTTAGTCAAATCATATTTTAATAATAAATTCAATAGATTTTCTTTATAGTCTTCAGACATTTTAGAATATTTACCCTCAATAAATTTATAATAATCATTCACATACTGTTGAGGTATATTCATCTTAATAATGTGCCAATTATCTGTAGATTTTGTTCCACAATAATATTCATCTGTACTTAGTATTTCATTTACCTTATTAAAACTATAAACTTCTTTAATAGGTTTTTTATATACTAAATATACTACACTATCAGATTTACCTATATAACAGTTATGAAAATCTTCACCATAAAAATCAAAAGGATAACCTAACATACATCTAATAAATACTCTAGCTTTTGTTAACTTATCATAATCAAAATTAGATTTTTTATTATTAGTTTCCTCATTCTCCACAACAATCATCCTTAATTACTAATTATTATATATTTAATGTTACTTCAAAATTAATGACTTCTTCTATCTTAGTAGGAATAAATGTTTCAACATCTTTGATATTATCTAATAACTTAACTAAATTATAGTTTAAAGCAAACTCATTAATACCTATTTGTTCACTTAATACATCAGTATAAGCATCTAAAACTATTGACCTCATAGACATATTATCATCTAAATTAAGTAAAAGTTTATAAGCAAATGCTTTACCTTTACCTTTTAATCCTTTAATATTATCAGTAAAATCACCAACTATAACTTGTGTCCATAAGTTATAAGATGCTTCACTACTATCAACTTCATAGAATTCATTAATTTTATAATTATAATGAGTACCCTCAATTTGGTTTAAATCCTTATCTGTATGTACTAATACAGTAGAAATACGTTCGTTTTTAAAATAGTTATTAGCCACATTAACTAAATCATCAGCTTCAAAACCTTCTATCTTAGTAAAATTCCAATTATCAATACAATAATTAATTAATTCTTTAAGATGTTTAGGTTTTTCTAATTTCTTTCTATTAGCTTTATACTCTGGATATAAACTATATCTATGAGAACCTCCTGTCAATAATGCTACATAGTATATACAACCTGAATTTATTAAGATATTTGTGAAATAAATATTAAATTCATTTATCACATCATCTAAACTTCTTTCAATTTGATTACCATATTGCTCTATTTGTTCATCAGTCTGTTTTTTATCAACAGCTGTTGCATAAATTATACTATCAGCATCTATAACAGCCACTTTATAGTTATCTTTTTGTATAATTTTTATGTTATTAATATAGTCAACTAAAGAACTTCTTAGTTGACTATTAATATTAATTTTTGTGTTATTCTGCATATTCTACAAACTCTACATGATTTTCTACTTCTTCAGCATGCATTGCTTCTAACCACATATTATATATTTTTCTATAATCTTGATTTTGTATAAACATTTGGTAATAACGCCATAATTCGTCATCACTTTGTTCATAAGCAATTATAAACTGATCTGCAGGAATTTGATCAGGATAACAGTATTCTTCGATCATACTACCTAAAGCATAATCTCCATTAATTGCTGCTTCATATTCATTTGAATGTATTCCAAATTTAGCTTCAACAGCATTAAGTAGTTTTTCAGAATAAAAAGTTTTATTCTTGTCTTTTGTATTTATCATATACACTAATATTACTATATTGATTAATTAAATAGTCATTTAAATTATCAACAATAGCCTCATATTCAACTTGAATATCTTCTTTATATATGTAACAATCATTTGTTTCATCATAATCAAATATATCTTCAGAAGACTTATATTTATCTTTTATAAATATATCAGCTAAATCTTGAGCTACTGTTAATGAATCTAAAGTAACTTGTTCACTTTTAATCGCTTTTTCAGCATAGTTATTCATCATTTATAGTATAAATTGTTATAATGAGTTTTCGACTTTCATCTAGACTAGGACAATATCTGGTAGGTATTTCTCTTATAAATTCAACAGAATCATCAGCACCTATTATAGTTTTTAAACAATCTAATAATACCTTACGATATATTAAAGCTAGGTTATCTAAATCCCAATTATTACTACCTTTAGGTTTAATAAATTTAATATCAACTCCTAATGGATATAATTGTTTAGGTATTACTTTTAAATCCTTTAAATGTTTATAAAAGAATTTCTTAACCTCATTAGCAATCTTATTTCTAAGATTGTGATTAAGACCTACCCAAATATCCTGACCAGATATTTTTTTATATTTAGGTTTACCGACACTACGAATATTTTTTAATACTTTTTCATTATTTTCAATATTTATAAGTTCACCTGATTTATTAAAATTATACTTATTATTTTGATACTTTTTAGGTATCTTATCTGTTTTCTTATAATAAACAGGTCTTCTTTTGTTACTAAGAGTTACATATTCTATGTAATCTTCGATGCTTACCTGATAGATTATATCTTTCTCTTCTATTCTATATCCCACAATAATCTATATTAAATGTGTTATAGTAAGCTATCTATCAACATTTGAGCATCACTTAATCCATATACTCTAATAAAATCACTAAGATCTTTAGTACCATATTGGTCAGGTATGAACAAAGGTGTTATATCTTTATAAGTATTTATGAGATGAGCAGTACCCTGTTTACCTCCTTTGTCATTATCATATAATGAATAAATATATTCAATACCACGTTGTTTTACCTCTTCATAAATCTTATTAGATAATGAATTCATTTCGCCTTGTAAACTTATACTTTGGTACCCCAATTTATATAGACACATGACATCTTTTAAACTCTTGGTTATAATTAGGATGTTTTCAGAAGTAAACTTCTTACTGGGATCCAATAAACACTTGGTCATAAAATAGTCATATCCCTCTATATCATTTTGACTACCAGAAAACAGCCATTTAGTCTTCTTGTTTTGGGTTAAAGGACAATAGATTTTGTATGATTGATGGAATTCATACGCATATACAGGATTTTTATAATTGTATATACGACACAAAGTACCATTCAACCATACATATTTACAACTATGCACATTAAATAGTCTAAGAGTTTCTGTATCAATATGATAATTACTCCAATAATTTCTATCTGTTAGTGTATAGTCTTGTTTTTCTATTGTAATGATATTCTTCTTAATAGATGATCTAATATTATCACTAGAATTAAATAACATTCTAGTAGCATTAGTACTTATATCCATTAATTTGAAATCATTTGAAATGATTTTAAGAGCTTCCTGAAAATTACAACCATATAACTTTTGTACTATACTAAAACAATCGAATGTTTCATTTGTACTAAAGTCTTTAGCAATAAATTTATCACCATTATATTTTATACCAAAACTTGGATTTTTATCCTCTCTAAAAGGAGAGGATATTAGATTACTATATTGTAATTTGGTATTAAGATAATACTCAATAATTTGTTGATCAGATAGCCTACTTAACACAAAATCTTTGGTTATGTAAGAATCTTCGGATTTAACAGTTGAAAAATCAAACATAACCTAGATTTATGTTAATTAATAATTAATAATTAATTTAATTTAATATTGTTTAGATTAAAACGGTAAATCATCAGTTACTTTAACACTATTAGCGTCTACAGTAGCTTTATTTACACGTTTTAAATCATATTCAATATTAGGATTATAAGTAAGTGCACTCATTTCATTTGAAATAGTCATAGGCTCAGCAAAGTTAGGAAGACCTAATACAGTCTTAACATATACTTTACCATCACGTTGAGATACATACTCTTCACCTGTAAATTTAATTCTTAGTTTCTTACCACTAAGAATTTTGTTAATATCTTGAATTGTTGTTGCAGAATTAACTACTGATTCATCAACAACTTTAGTCATTAAATGTTTTAATTTCCTCATAGTATATTGAGGAGCATTACCTTCCATAGACATATCAATATTAAGTTCTGCACCATTATCTAAACTAAATGGTACACGAATTACTGCTTTACCATTAGGAGTTGTTTCTGATGTGATACTACCTAGTGTTACATTTTCATGTATACCTGGCTTAATACTTGGTTTTGCACTTGAACCTGCTTGAACGTCACTGAAATTAAATGTAATATTGCTCATATTTTGTTGTTTAAAAAGTTAAAAATAAATTGGACCTTGCTTATGTAAATTATTATATATCTATTAATCAATATAGATTTTATTCCAATAAGTTTCTAACTTATTGTTTTTCATAGTTGCTACTACAAGTTCTTGATTTCTCAAGTGTTCTGGTCTAGCACCACATGTAATTAAATCAGTACTATTAAAATTAAGTACAGTATCATCTCCATCTCTATGTAAAAAACCAATAGCATCTGCAGTTGAACATAATAAACTTTTAAGTTTACCTGTTAAATCAATATCAGCAGCCATAACTTCTTTACCTTTAACTTCAATAGACTTATCTTTTAAATGTCCTAGGAATATTGTATTGTGTGATAAAGTCTTTATATAATCAACAACATCAAAGAATGCCTCTCTTAAATAAAGATAACCTGCACCGTTAGGTAGTTTAAGAACACTTTCACCATCAAAGTTTTTACCCATAGGAGTTTCCTTATACTTTTTTATAGCAAGTGGCATAACCATATCTTCTAAAGCTGTGACAGTATCTACAGCAATATACTTATAAGGTTTACCTGCTTTCTTTATTTCTTCACCATACATTCTAAGATCAGATAAATCATTAATAGTTACTTTCATAGCATCTACAAAATCACTACCTTTCTCAAAATCTAAAAGCAAACAATTATCTAATTGAGAAATTAGACTTGTTTTACCTGCTTTTGGTTTAGAATAAATTACCAATACTCCTGGAGATTTTCTACTAGGAGGAATTCTACTAGTTGGTAAAATAACTTTACTACTCTTTTCTACATCTACACCCATTTAGTTATTTTAATTGTTTTTACTTTAATTTATTTAAATACTCTTGATATAAAGTATCAGTCATTTCATCTACTTTAGGTAATTCTATAAATGTACCAGCTCTAGCGTTAAATAAAGTACCTATTGCAATATTGTCAACAGATAATCTATTCTTAATAATCTTTAGCATTACAAAACTACTTCTAAAGTCATGAAGTTTATACTTTAGGCATTCTCTCATATCTAATTTCCAAGGATTCATTAGACCAATAACAACATCACTATCATCATATGGATTCCTAGTATTCTTAAAGTCACTTTGTTGTGGTGAAATATCAACACCTTTAAGTTTACTACGCTCTACACTAGATAGTGAGTCATTAAATTGGCTAATATTAAAGAAACTTATACCAAACTGGTTGGACAATTCTACGCAATATTCAGACCACTTATCAATGTTTTCCTTTACAGAGAATCCTCTCTCTAAACTCATTAAAGATAAGTGATCTAAAACTACTACGCATTGCCAATTTGGATCATTAGCTTTAAAGCTTACAATCTTTTGTTTCTGATTACCTGCATGATCAATATAATTTTCATAAGTAAACTTACCTTGGTTCTTACAGTGTTCCCACAATGTAAAGTACATACCTGTAGGGTTCTCTGGTTTGAAATAGAAGTTTATTCTAGAAAACATTTGTTCCATAACAGGTATTTCCTTATTAACTATTTCTAGTTCAGATTGAGATAACCTATTTTGACCTAAACCTTTAATTGTTTCAGGAGGAATTATAATTCCATATTTGTTATAAATAATAGAGCTTAACCAATTACATTGCTTAGTAACTTTATCAATCTCATAAGAGTAATAAAACACATCTAGTTTTATATCTTTTTTATCAGCATCTTGAATAGCATTACTAATCATATAATCACACAAAGTAGTCTTACCAGTACCTGAACTACCACCGATAAGGGTTTTACACTTTCTTTGAACACCAAATATGTAATTATTTAATCTATTAAAACCGTTAGATAGACCTACATATTTACCTTCTAACCCCTCTTCTATCCTAAGCTTTAAATCACTCATTCTTTACTTTTATACTCCTTCTAAATCATTACTTATTTTATATGTATCTTGATTATCATTAATACCTTGGACATAGGCTTCACAATAACCAGATAACATGCTAGTTCCATCTTTAACTATAAAGTATGGAGCTAATTTCATCTTATCATAATTCCTTGCTTCACAATCTTTAATATAACTCTTGGTGGCATCAAGAATTATATCTTTTGTAAATTGAGGATTATCATTAAGAAATTTAAACATTTTATTACTACAATCTTGTATACTACTCCTTACATAAAAACCACCTGATTTTATACCTTTAGGAAATAAATCATAATACTCTTCTATCCAAGATACTTTGTAAGGCACTAATTTTTCATTACCAGGAGCACTTTTAACAAAATCTTTAAAGATTAATTCTCCTTGTAATGTTAATCTAAGATTATTTGAATATAAATCTTCTAATGATACTGAATAAGTATTTTCTACAATTCTACATATAAGTTGTTTTCTTGTTAAATTAGTTAATATATAACTAGTATATGGTTCTATATCATGATAATCACAAATTATATCAGTATCTTTAGTATGTAAAGAATATAATAATAAGTACTCTTGAAAATCTATACCATTGTTAAGTAATTTTTTAATTAATAATTTTAATTGACTCATATTTAATTTATATCAAAATCAAATGTTGATGATTCATCAGAAGGTACTACATCAGAATTTAAATCATACTTATTTAAACTATTAATATAATCTTGAATTATCTGACTTTGAGTACTATAAGCTATTTCTGTAGGCGTATCATTAAATTTATAGTAAACTTTTGTCTTAGTATTTATAATATCAGATATTAAATTATTTTTTTTATTTATATTAAAAATACTTTTAAAACAATTTTCTTTATATGAAGCAAAATCATCTTTAGCATCGTTAATAATATTATAAGTTAAAATTGATTGTTCAATTTCAGATAATTCTTTATCAATTTCAATAATCTTATTATTATATCTTTCTATACTAGTCAACATCTTATTTTTACTATTAATAAGTTTATGATAATTAGCATTGCTTTTTATTATACACTCTTTAATATTATTATAAGTATTTGATTTAATATCATATTCTTGAAAAGTTTCCTTTATATTATTTAATAATTCATTTATTTCATTGCTATTTTGTTGAAAATAAACTAATGCAAAATCACAAGTTTTATTTAATTTTATTTTATAGTCAGTTTCTAAATAATAAGGGAAATTATCAGTCATACTATTAAAATAATAATCTACATCTACTCTAGCATTAAACAAATTTTGTAATTCTTTTGTTACAGATTCAGTTTTTATAATACTTTGTTTAAAATTAGTATTTACATCAACATTTACTAATTTTAAAGGTATCATAACAATTTTTTGTTCTATTAATTTTATAAAATTATTAATAACATTATCAATTGTTAATGCATTATTTAAGTAATATTCTAGATTACTCATAACTTGGAAATTCTTTTGTGTTGAATTAATATTATTCCACACAGCACTATAAATAGTTTCTAAATTAATTTTATTGTTATTTTCCATATTTTAATTATTAATCATACCAATTAGCATAATAGTCATTATCTCTTTGATACATAGCGTTTTTTATTCTAAATAAGTTTTTTATTATAATAATATAATCATTAATATCTTCCATTTCTGACCATACTATATTATATTTAGATAATAAAATATTTTTAATTTGATTTTTTATTATGTCATCAATA